TCGGATTTTGTGCAGTAACCTCAAATCTCTCTTTTACAAGTCTTACTTGGGTATCATTAAAAGGTACGGTATAGTAAATTTCATTATCACCAAGACCACCAGAGGGTGAAGATGATGTATGAATAACTTTATCACCCAGTTCAAAATACTTTTCAGAAAAATTAATGGTATTTCTCTGTATATTAACATCAGAGGTCTCAAATCCTACTGGATTGAATACCATTCTTCTGTTGAAACTATTGTAATTAACAACTACGGTCTCGGTTAGAGTTGGTTTTATGTCTAACGTCACATAATCACCATTTTTAAGACCATGAGTTGATGCCGTTGAAACAGTTACAATATTTTTAGATACCTCAGCAGTAATAACATTATCCAAATCAGTAGTAAAGTTGTGTGTATTACCAGCACCAACAGATGTGAAATACAACAGACCAATAGATGTATTAATACCCACATAAGTTCCAGTAGAACCTAGACCAACCTTATTTGGACTGATACCAAAAGTGGATTTACTTAGAGGAACTGAATAAAGTTTTGAATAACTTGATAGATTTGAATATGATGTGGAAATACCATTCCAAACCTCAATATCTGTTCCACCATTATTGGAATAATAAAGTACATCATTCAACTTAAGATTATGGTCTGGATAATAAATTGATTGAGGTTGAATGAATATTTGACTGAGACCAACTCCTGGATTTGAAAAAGTAATAGTATTACCAATACCTGTACCAAGAATCGTTCCCAATCCCACAGTCTCTGCAGGATCAATATACAATACTGTATTGTAATTAAATGTCTTGGTTGTTTTTAATGACCCAACATTAATGAAAAACTTCTTGGGATTTTCATATAATGGTTTAGAATTTTCGTGTGGGGTAGGAGAAGTTCCTTCTACACCTCTCTGAATTCTTATTCTCTTTGATACTTGATCAATATTCAATACTCTTACACTTTCGTCGTCAATTGTAAGAATGTCATTGGGTTTGATGGATGGGAAATTAAGGTTACCGTCAACATATGCATAATCTACATCATTACTATTTGCCGTAGAGAGACCAAGGTTTAGGATAAAATTATCACTTCTAACTCCAACAATATACGATCCATCAAGACCCTTGAAGTAAGATGAAAGTCCTGTGACATTAATAACCTCTCCAGAGGTAAGTTGATGAATTTCGGTGGATAAACCAAGGAACGAAGTAGAATTTGATGGAATAAACTCAACACCATAAAATACTGTACTAGAAACACTTACGGTATCAATTTCCTTTCCTTCTAGTTCTGAAACATAGGCACTGGCATTTTTACCATTTGTCCCTTCATTATCAAATACAACAGTATCATTGAGTTGATAATTTGATCCACCTGAGATAATATCAACATTTTCAACAACACCCGAAGATGCTGATGTAATTTTAATATCTTGTTCCTTTACAAGATTTGAGTTGAAGATGTACTTATAACCATAAACACTATCATTTAAATTGTAATAATGGGTGTTTCTCAACCAACCATCACCTTGAATGTCATATTCATTTTGATTTGAATTATATTTGAAGTTAAAATTGTTGGGAACAGAATGGAAACTGTCTCCAATCAAGTAGGGGAACTGTGGTCTCTTGTATCCTCGGAATAGACCAACAGAATCAATGGTTCTATTGATGGTTGTGAAGTATGCATAGATTCCATTTGGATAATCGGGTGTAACACAAAACCTACCATTATGTTCATCAAGGTCACCACTACCAGTGTAAATATAATCCTCGATGAAGAAACCAAGAGGATAAATCGATACTGGTGGTCTATTGGTAAGATTACTCTTCAACTCATAACTAGAGACCATTTCTCTTACATTGGAGGAACCCTCTGCATTATTAAATCCATATGGACCATATATTGGATTACCATCATACGCCCATCCAATAATAGGTGAATGAAGTACACTGGTAACCTCAACACCATTCTGAACTACAAGGTCTGGAGTTCCATATACAGAGTTGTCTTTATTAGTTCCCGAAACTGCAAATATATTCTGTCTTAGTGTACGGGGAGCGTAAATGTGACTATATTGTAATGTGCCGTTATCATAATTGAAGTCGAGAGTGCCATCATCATCCTCAATGGTATTCAAGTTTCTTTCGAAGAGGTTAATATTCCATTCTGTAATCTCTGATTTGATTTCACATTCATTTCCTGCAGAAGTTACTATAATTGAAGTTTTTTTAGGTTCATACTGTGCACCTGACTTGACAATCTTCACAGATTGAATTTTTCCATCCTTGATGATGGGTGTGAGTACTGCTCCTACGCCCTTCTTTGAATCTACTTTTAAATTTGGAGGAGAGTTATATCCATTTCCTGGATTATTGATAATAACATCAACAATTTTTCCGTTATTAACAACAGGAATTACAACTGCATTAGAACCACTATTGAGTGTAATTACTGGTTGTCTATTAAAATTAATAATTTCAGAAGAACCATATCCAACACCATGAGTTGTTAAGTCAATGGACTCAATAGAACCTCTAAAGATTGGTTGAACCTGACAAGAGAAATCTTGTCCAGTTCTAGTAGAAACACCTGTAATACCATCAACAGTAACAATAATTGGTTTATAGTTAAATGTACCAGTTCCAGTTGATCTCAACTGTACCGTAATATTTTTATTTTGGTAATAATCTACACTAGTATTTCCAGTACCAACTTCATTAAGTGAGAAGTTATTGTCATCAATTTTTACAACAAAATAATCTTTATCTTCTACTATACCATCAACTGGTGTTGAACCTTCCTTATATCTAACAACTTCTCCAGTAGAATAACCATGACTATTGATGTTAAAGAAATTTTTGGCAGTATTGACTCCAACAATGTTTCTTTCCTTATTTTCGTAACCAGTACCAGGATTAGTTACTACAATTCCAGTAACAATACTCTTCTGTTCAGATGATTGAATTTTATGTACACCACTTCCAAAGAAAGAAAGACGAACTGTATTAATACCAACGTCAGAATCACTTTCATTTGTATATAATTTAATTGTCTTACTATCTACAACACCAACATAATAAGAAGTTGCTGTTGTGAGACCAGCAATACCTTTTTGACCATCAGTAATATAAAAAACTTTCTCATTATCTCTAAACTTATGGAAAGTAGAGAAACCAATTGTACTTGATGCAAGACTCACTTGGGCAGAGTTTTTTTCTGCATTGAAGGAGACAGAGTGAGTTACCGAAGAAAGTCTTGGTTCTGCCTTTGCACCAGAACCATTACCACCTGAAATCGAAACAATAGGTGGTTCTTGATAATCAAAGCCACTATCGACAATTTCAATTCTCTCTAACTGTCCCTTTACGTTTACAATACCAGTTGCCCCAACTCCTACACTATCATTAATTCTTAAAACTGGTGGGTTGATGATGTCATATCCACTACCACTATTGACAACATTAAGACTCTTAATGGGACCATAGTTTATCTTATTTTGTGATTTGTAGTTGAGAATTTCTACACCATTATTAAGAATACCAATATAACCAGGATTGGTAGTGTACTCACCACTTTTGTTTACAGGAGGTAAAATACTTCTGTAAATACTTTGTGGTTGGAAAGTTTTATTGTAGAAATTATAGTATGTAAAATTGACTCCAACAACAGACCCACTCAATGAAACAAAAATATCACTGAAAAGATTTGACCTACTTCTTGAAAGTTTGATGTTTAAACTATCAACTCTCTTAACATAATATACACCTTCTTCAACACCATCAAAAGTACTTACAACTTCTGTAAAAATTTTATTTCCATCAATATCAAAAGATACTTGTGTACTCACACCTTGAGTGAAGTATACAGAGTCACCAGTGTAAAAACCATGATCACCACTACTCACTAATTGAATAGTGTTATTGGTTGCAGAACCAGTGAAATCAATACTTCTATTATAAGGATTTGTCTCAATATTATTATATGTGGGAATAGAATTAGATGCTACTAAAATATCATCATCAAAATTACTATAGGTATTCTGAACATTAGTGATTATATCACTCAGATAAGGATACTTTGAACTATTAACCTTTAACAGTTGGTTTTGTATCAAATAATCTTTTGTGATATCAAGAGATGAATTCATCCTGACAGTAAATGATGTGGCAGATAGAACATTACCTACAACACCTTTAAACTGACTACCATCAGTATCAGTCATTACAATTTGATTCCCTGCATGTAATGGGTGATCATTCTTAATTGATACTGAATATGTCTTTGATGTCAGATCTAAAACTGTAAGTTTTATGACTTCCCAAGATAACTTGGCATTCAAAATCCAATTTTTTGTGTGTTCATTATCTTTCGTAATACCAATAGACTGTACCTTAATGATATCATCTTTCTTGAGTGAATGATTATTACCATTAAAATCAATATCCTTTAATGCGCTTGATATTCTGACCTCAATTTTTCTTCCACTTTCTTGGTCATAAGCATAAGAAGTATCAAATAAACTAATATCTTTAGCCTCAGGTATAGGTTTTCCCTGACCTTCTATAACAACATTGAAAAATTGATTATCATTTTTACCATTATATGTTAAAGATACACTTTCTCCATCGATATCGATTGTATCTAACCTACCTGATTGTGGGAAACCAATAGTAGAGTCTACATCAATAAACGTTTGACCAATACCAATTTTATTAATAACCTTTGTCTTGGGACAAGGAACAAACTTACTGAAGATACTACCAATTACATCAATATCTCTTCGATATCCATAATCGATACTAATTTGATAAAACTCTGTATTGTTGTAAACTACAGGAATGACATTACTAACAGTTCCTCTTGCCCCACTGGAGTCTTGGAAAAGAGTTCTATTCTTTAAATCAAACGGATCTCCAAGATATCTCTCTACAATAATATCATTTGTGACTTTATAATTTGCATTAGAAGGTCTGATCAGATATTCTGAAGGTCTAATGACTTCTACATCTTCACCATAAAGGGCTCTGAATAGAATCTCAAATGATTTATCAGTACCTTTTGACTTATAAAAACTGTCTCCACCTAAAATAAAATTCTCTTGGTTTAAATCACCATATAAAGTTCTATCTTCAAACCCAGGAACTACCTGTCTTTTTAACTTGTATAAGAACTGTTGTAAAAATAATACATTTAAGTTACTAATCTCTACACCTTTAGTATGTGTATCAACTTCAGATGTACTAAAAACTAATTCATCAGGTCTATTACTTCCTTCATAAGAAGTGACAGCACTAAAACCCCTACTACAATTCTCAAAGGTTCTATCCGTCTTATACTCATAATAAATGATTTCTCCATCAATTTGAATTAAACCATCTCTATTAGGAAAACCTTCAGTAAAGTTTCCTGATTGATCTGTCTGAATTGTAGTATCAGTATATGATACGTTTGCACCAAGAACAGTTGTCGTTTTGAGATTAGTTAATTCTCCAACCTTCACATATTGGTCGATATTTTGAATCAAATCAAGAGTTCCACTCTTGATTTCTTGAGATAGATAATACTGTTTTAGAAAATCTACCAAAAGAGGATAATCATCCCTAACAAAGTCAGGAACTTGACTCTCAACGATATTCTGAAATTTGATTCTATCTATTGACATTCTTTAACTTCTGATGAGAGATCCGTTTGTGTAACTGGAAGATACTATGTAATTTGTTCCCGAAATATCATTACCAGACGAAATGTTATCTGAGATAACACTTACAGTGGATTTATTTGTATCCAACTGTAGGTAAAGATCCTGATATCCAAGTACATCATTTGAATATGGTGAGGTTGATATTTCAATCAATGAAATAGGTCTATTCACAGAGGTCGATATAATGTTGATTGGGTTTAATTTAATTTCTCCCTTTACATAATCAATAGTACCAATTGACTTTTTCAAAATCACAGGTTCGGTAGGAGAATTCAATTTAAACAAGAATATAGTTCCTGTCTTTAGATTATTATTTGGTTTATCACTGAGATAAACTGTATCACTGATTCCACTAACCTTAAATCCTGATGACTTAATGTTGTAACCTTCTTCACTCTTAATGTGGAAACGATTTCCGTAACAAATTTCGTATTCAGTAAAACTATTTAACACAGGTTCCAGATCTCTTCTCATGATAACTGTGGTTATGTTTGAGGTGATAGAAGAATGAGTATCATCAATAATTTTCTGGAATTTACTATATTTAAATCTTGCACCAAACATATTGAGTCCCTTAGACTCAGAATACAGTTCAATGTTCGATGTCATCATTGTTTTAAGATAATCCACAGATGGTGCTAGGTCAGTATTATAATATGCTTTAACATCTGTCTCAATATAAAGGTATTTGAGATCAGTGATAACTGGAACAATTCCAACAACTGAATATTTCTTCAAGTCATTAACAAGGTTCTCTTTAATATTATCTGAAAGATATACACCATTCTCTGGTTTTACACTAATAAAGACTTTACCATAAGATGGAGGTGTCAATACTTCTCCACCAAAAGCAGAAACAGATTCGGTTTCTGGATAAAGTCTTGGAACAATTGCTTCGTAATCTGATGCAGTAACAGCTCTATTTTGTGATGCGTAGATCTGACTTGAGTATTTTTTAACAGATTGTGTAGACTCAATCTCTTTTCCACCATAAGATGGAGTGTTAGTAGTAATCAGTGAGATACCAGTAGTAACAGAAATACCATTATTGGTAACCAAACTACCACTAAATCTAAACTTATCAAGGTTATTTGCTTCAGGTCCAGAACAAACTGCGTAGTTAACAACGATATAGTTTGGTTCCTCTAACTTTCTACCAAAAATACCATCACCAAATAAGATCTCATATCTCTCATCAGATATCTCTTGTAGGAAATATATTGACGATAGACTATCAACATCAAACAGACTATCTGCTTGATTAAACTTTCTTGTAATTGTAGACGACTCAGAGTTCTTTACTGTTACTCTTATCAGGTCAGTATCAATACCTGGATTAGAAAGAACAAACTTCTGATCGGGAAGTCTAGAACTTACAGTAAATGATTGTGTGAGATATGTACCTTCGTAGACATCAATATTATTAAACCTAGCAAAACCAGTAGAGTCAATTGGAACAGTAATGTCGTCTGTAATAATGAATGAGTAACTTTCGTTAGAAAATCTTACACTAGTTGTAACTGTAATACCTGCCTTGAGTGTAATTGATGAAGCAGATATGTTTCTTGCATCAACATTAAAACTAATATTTGCCTTTGATGCTTTTCTTGATCTTGGTAAGTATCCAATATTTCTTGCAAGTGATACAACGTTCTCTCTTAACGTTGCACTATCAAGAAATACTTCATTTGTCACCATGTTGGCGTTATATGAAGTGATGTATGTGTTATAAGCTAACACATCGATAATTGTTGAAAGGTTAGACCCTTCAAAATCATAATCAGTAAAGTTCGAGTTCGCCTTAAGGTAATCCTTAATCGAAGTCTTTATCTGATCAAAGTCTAAGTTACTGAAGTTGACTAAAGGCATTTACCTAGTGGGTTCTAATGCTAACGTTAATTCCTGTGCTGGAACATCTATACCAACAATCTCATATTGAATGCTACAATCCATAGCACCCTCATCATAGTTTGGTTTGACTATAACTTCAATGATCCTAACTCTTGGTTCGTAGTTTTCAATTGTTAATATAATCTCATCACGAATCACACTGGCAGTCTGTTTATCAATATTCTCAAAAAGAAGATCGCTGACACCTGATCCTAAGTTTGGTGCAAATGGTCTTTCACCTCTTTTTGTAAGGATTAAGTTACGAACAGATCTTGCAATTGCAGTTTCATTTTTAATTGCAATCAAATCAGTATTCAGAGGGTTAATCTGAAATGAGGCACTGATGTCTTTAAATCCTTGACTAACCCTTTGGACTGGCACAGTAATACAGGAATACTGTCATTATTTAGACGGTATTTTCAGAATTCGTTTAAGA